TTAAGTCAGCAAGTAGTCCTAATGATGTTTTAGGTATGAACCTTATAGCATTTTTTATGGACGAAGCTAACTTCTTTAAGGGAGACGGAACAAGTAATACAGGTGGTTCTATAAATGATATTAAAAGTAAAGCTAGAGCTTTATATAACTCTGTAAAGGCCAGAGGTAAGTCTCGTTTCGTTGTTAATAACGAAGATTTTACTTTTAGTATAATAGTTTCTTCTAGTATGTATGAATCTTCATTTACAGAAGAAATTATTAAAGAATCTCAGGGAGATAAGAATGTAATGATATTTGACGCAAAGTTGTGGGATGTTAAGAATACAGAGAACTACTCTAAAGAAAGATTTGTAGTATTCTCTGGAAATGAGTTAATTGATCCTATTATTTGTAAGTCAGTAGCAGATGTAAATTATATAAGAGAATATTATAAGCTTCCTAAAAGTACTGCAAGTACTCCAAGAGAAGCTATTCAAGATATAAAAGATTATGATATAAGAAAGAAACTTATAGAGATACCAGAGAACTTTAGAAAAGAGTTTGAAGGTAATATTATTCAAGCATTACAAGATATTGCAGGTGTGCCTGTTAGTGCACTAGGTAAGTTGTTCTCAAACAGAGATGCCTATGTAGCAGCACTTACAGAAGAAGCTAGTCCTTTCTTACAGGATCAGATAGTAATATCAACAGGAGCTAATACAACAATACAAGATTACTTTAAGCCAGACTGGAAACCAAAAGATCCTCAGAAGAAGAGATTCCTACATATTGACCAATCAATATCAGGAGACTCAACAGGAGCAGCTCAATGTTATGTAGACAGTGTGTCTTATGATAGTTCAGGATTACCTATACTTAATATAGCTTTTGACTGGATGATAAGAATAAATCCACCAAAGCCACCACACCAAATAGATTTAGCTAAGATAAGAAGCATTATACCGTGGCAGGAAGAACATTTTGGTATTAGTTATGGAATGATTTCATACGATACCTTCCAGTCCTATGCTTCAGTACAAGATTTAGATAAGTCAGGATACAATGTTAAGTTTAGGTCAGTTGAAAAAGATAAGCCATACCTAGACTTGTGTGATTTATATTATCAGGGAAGAATAAAACATTATAGGAATGAGTGGTATGAGAAAGAACTCTTTAATTTAAATTGGTATAGAGCTCAGGGTAAAGTAGACCACCCACCAGCAAAAGAAGGAGGAAGTAAAGACCTTTCAGATGCTGTCTGTGGAGCTGTAGCTAATGCTTTAGAGTCTGAAGAGATTTATAATATGCAAAGAGCAAATGATATAGGTTATTTTTTAGACGGAACAGACTACACAGAAGTAGAGAATAAAGAAGATTTATTAAAGGGGTTAGTTTAATGTATGAAGTTATAATTACAACTAAGAATGGACCTTATACAGAAATAATAGAAGATATAAAGGAGATAGAGAATATTATGATTAAATACTGGGACATTTATATTTCTATTAGTTTAAAGCAAGTTAAAACACAAAACAGGGTGCTGGTTAAATAGTATCCTGTTTTTTGCTGCTTATTTATATATATTATTAGAATAATTTATTTAAGGAGGTATTTATGGCAATTTTTGAAAGAAAACCTAAAAAGATAGAAGAGAGTGCTAAAGTATTGAATGAGTCTAATATAAGCTCTTACAACTATCAAGTTGGAGACTTAGATGCATACAATTTTGTCAGAGGGTTAAGACAAATATCCACTAATACTTATAACAATGATTTTTTATATGACAATATGATGGATGACGCAACTATATCTTCAGCTATTGATATGTATATTGAAGATACATTGCAAGTTGATCCACAGAAGAAAGAAATATTCTGGGTAGAAGTTGATACTCCAGATGATAATTTAGAAGATAAGTTATCTAAGGGTTTAACTGACGAGCTTAACAGATTCTTAAAAGAAGATTTAAGAATGGATAAAGAGTTAAAGTCAATAACTAGAAGATTATTACAATATGGAACTGTTGTAGGTAAATTAGATTTTGTAGATAACTTAGAAGATGATAGACTTGCTCTATTAGATAAAGATAAGAAAACTTTTGAAAGCATTGCAGAAACATTCTCAGGTCTTAAAGAAGGTTTAGATACAAATTACTATGGAGAACTATATGACTTAAAGAAAGAAGATAATATAGATTACTCTGAGATAATAAAAGAAAGTGCTAAGGACTTACAAAAAGTTAAAAACTCTAATATAAAGAGTTATAAGAAAGCACTAAAAGAAGATTCACTTATTGATCTAAATAATACAAGAAGACTTATGAGAGGAAGATGGTATTTTCAAAAGATAGGTCAAGGAACTAACTTGTGGGAGTTATCAGCTAAAGGTAAGACTATTGCATTTATAGATATAAGAAGACCAGATCAACTTATAAAACCAGATAATTTAGTTAGTTTTGCTAATAAGACAGGAAAGTACTCAGTAAACTTAGAAGTTGGTCCTTATGATGAATCAGCAGATAAGAAAGAGTTCTTTACAATAGAACAAGGAGAATCTTATTTAGACGCAGCTAGAATAGCTTGGCAAACTTTAAGTGCTTTAGAAGATATTCTTATGCTAACTCGTATGACTAGAAGTATTCTTTACAGAATATTCTCAGTAGAAGTAGCAAGTTTAAGTAATAAAGAAACTGCTAATATCCTTAACAACTTAAAGAATAGAATCAGAAATGATGAAACTATAAATGTTAAGGAAAAGATTTATAAGAGTGATTTAAGACAAGTTCCACTAGGAGACAGTATCTTTATTCCAACTAGAAATGGTATTGGAGCAATAGATATTAAAACAGTTGGTGGAGATGTAAACTTAAAAGACGCAATAGATTTAGATTACTTTAAAGATAAATTATTTGCAGCTTTAAGAATACCAAAAGCTTTCTTAGGTTTTGGAGATGAATCTACTGGTGGTATGATTAACACTTCACTTACAAGAATGGATATTAGATATTCAAGAACAGTAAGAGGAATACAAAGTATTTTAGCAGAAGGTATGAAAGACCTATGCTTAAAGTATTTGGCTATGACAAGACCTAAAACTGCAGTAGATGAATTACCAGACTTCAAGATAGTATTTACTTCTATCAATACAGATGAAGATAATGCTAGAAATGAAAGTAGAAAGACACAAATGGAAACTCTACAAAAAGTAATTGAAGCTTTTGGAGATTTAGGAATAGAAGTAGGACAAACAACTGAATTAAGAGATGCTCTTATTAAAGAATGGATAGGTTCAGATTATTTAGAGATTGTTAAGAAAGCTGAAAAAGAGGGAAGTTTAGTTACTAATAATGAAGAAGGAGGAGGACATGCACCTTCATTTGGAGGAGGTCCAAGTTCAGCTCCAGACTTAGGAGGCTTTGAAAGTGATATTGAAGAAGAGCCTACTGAAGAGAATACGGAAGAAACTGAAGGAGAGTTTGACGAAGAAACTATGAGTTTAGACGCAGACTTTGAAGCTCCAGAGGAGGTATCTGCACCAGCTCCAGCAGGAAGGGAGTTAAGGTAGTATGGGAAGAAAAAAGAATAAAATACTTACTGAGGTTAAAGCAGATGACATAGTTAGTGATTCTAAGCAATCAGATCCAACAAGAGTTAAGAAAAGTAAAAATGTTAAATCTACTTATATAGGAATGAGTAAGTTTGGAATATTAAATTTCAAGACTACTTCAGAGACTAGAAATGGTTATCATTATCAGACTATAGAGTTTAAAGATTTGCAACCATTCTGGGATATCATAGAGGAAGGTAAAGAAATAGTTGGAGCAGATGTTAAGGATCAGTTGGAGAAACAAGATATAAATGTGTACTGCTCAGACGAAAGTTTTACTTGGTGGGCTTGGTATCATAAAGCGTATAAAAATGATTACGCTTATATAGATGATAAGATACCAGATTTAAATAACAGATTAAAAGCTCCTCAAGTAAATAATGTAAGTTTAAGAGGAGGAAGCTGTAAGCATATATTAAGTGTTCTTGATTATATTAAGAAACCTTATGTACTTATGCAAATAGCTCAAGATATGACAGATTACTTAAATGGAACAGTTACAGCTAGAGATAAACAAGATATTGAAACAACATTCCAAGCTGACGCAGTTAAGAGTTGGGATAGAGAAGACATTGAGAATTATCTTGGTATGAGTAGAGATGAGGTTATTGCTGAGTTAAGAAAAGTAATTCAAACAGACGATTCTATTGATTCAGTATATGACGCAATTTTACTAGGGCTTGTAGATGATAAGAAATTAGAAAAATTAGATAGAGAATTGGTTGCTAAGAAGATAGAAACTGAGCTTGATTTAGATAAGGAGCTTGAAAGACTTCTAGGAGATGATTCTGGAGGAACTTTAGAGGACGATATGAAGAAAGCTATG